TTCTTACCCTTTGGGCGTTCAATCCAGTGCTGTTCGTATGTTGCAAATGGGGAATCTTCGAGGAACTTTACAAGTTGTGGTTCTTCGGAGAAACGGAAGTCAGTGGGAAACTCAGTTGAGTCTGACTTTAGAAGTGCATCAACGGCATCCCAGCCCTGTTGCACAGTTGTTCCAACCTTCGGTTGGGTTGTTTCACTATCTTCATCGAGATAGTTATCAGCATTTACTGCTGGTTTTGTGATTGGCATTTACTTTCCTTTATGGTCGTGAGGCACGGAACAAGTTGTATCTCTGTACAAACTTATTGTTGCTGGCTCTCTGTGGATGTGATGTCCTTCCAGCGCTTTACTAAAGCATCTGTAAGGTCTTCGTGTTGGCTCCATTCTACACGAGCAGAGCCTAATAGGTTTCGTCTGGAAAACTCTTCTACAGCAGCCTCTATGAGATTGCGGGTATAAACCCGATTTCCTCCAGTCTTTTGACCTTTGAGAGTCTTAGACCGAAGTCGATACGGGGCACGTGGAATATATCCTTTGCGTTCCCATAAACGAACTGTAACAATCGTCTTTTCCAATGCTTGTGCAAGAGCACCGATTGTAAAGACTTCAGTTTCCTTTCCACCTAATGTTTTAATGATTGGGTTTTCATCCCAGCCATTTGTCTCGCCTTTTTTAAGACGAGAAACTTTTGGGTCTGGTTCTCTTCTTTTCTTCTTAGAACCAGGAATGTATTCGAGGTCTTTAAAGGCCTCGATAATCTCGTCTTCTCCTCGTAATCCTGCCATGGCTATCTCTTATTCATCACCAATGCCCAGACAACGGATTGTGGATACATTTCATCAATCTCTTCTTCAGTCAACTCATCGTTATACAGAGCAGCCATAAGAGCATCTTCGTCAATAACTTCTACAATCTTTATTAGTTTGTCACGAAGTCCTTTTTCTTCGATAATGTCGAAAGCAATATCTTCATCAATCTTTCGAGAAACTCGACGCTGTTTAGTAATTGCAAAAAAGCCTTCGATTTCTTCTGGCAGTTCAAGAACAATGTTTCCTTTATCATCTTGTTCGCCACGCTCTTCAACATGCTCAAAGATTTCTTGTTTTAAATCTTTTAGTTTCTTTTCAAAGTACTCCACTTGCTTCTTTGCAAATGCGTACTCTTTTGCTTGAGCAATTAACTCATCTTTGTTCATGCGTGGTTCTGCTTCAGATACTCGTGCCATCGGCCCCTCCTACTTTAGTTTGTGATATGAAGTTCAAAAGACTTCCTACTGTCAAGTCTACACCACCACGAGAATTGATTCCCGTGCCGTCCAGCACCGCATCAGCCACAGCGTTCTTTTGCTGAAGCATCTCGTGCTGACGTTCTTCGATGGAGCCCTGCATTAGGAAATCTTGAATGGTTATGGTAGGCCAACGGCTGGAGGTTCGCTTAATTCGTCCGTTTCGTTGAACTGCCAATCCTGCGTTCCAGGGAAGGTCATAGTTAATCAAAAGGTTTGCATTAGGCAAATCGACTCCATAACCACCAGCATCAGAAGAAATAAACACTCGACAATCTGGGTCAGTTAAAAACTTTTCTTTGCTTGCTTCTTTTTCTTTTGAGTTCATTTGTCCTGTGTACAAAGTCCCACCAAGTCTGTCGTAGATTATGGCGACCGCATCTAGATAAGAAGCAAATATGACTACCTTTGCATCGGCATCCGTTTCAAGATGTTCATTTACATACTGAACTACGGCGTCTAGTTTAGGAACTCCCATTCCCTTGACTTTAATGTGACCATTGTTCCAAAGATAGTTTGCATAGGCGCTTCCCTTTGTTCCATCATAATTTGCGCCGCTATTTGCAAGAATATACGGATTATCACAGACCATACGAAGCGCGGTTATCTTAGACATTATGGAGCCACGCATCATGTCTGCTGGACTTCCTGGCTTATATCCCTCACCATAATGAGCGGCTATAGAAAACCCAGCACCAAGTAATTGCTGCGCTTCAACCAATTCATTTTTTAGTTCTTCAACAATAAAGTTGTACAACTTTCGACCAGCAGAGTCAAACTTAACGAGTATTGGGTCACGATAGATAACGCTTGGAAGATACGGAGCAACATCAGGGTCTGTCTGAACTTTGCGAACCGAAGCCTGTTTCATCTTTTCGTGAAAGATAGGTAAATTCCTATATCGTTGAACGCCACCAAAATGATTCCTAACAATGAAGGTCTGGTCAAACAAATCAAAACGACCAAGCAGATTTGGATTAACAAACTGCATAATGCTGTACAACTCTTCTGGCTTACCGTTCTCAATAGGAGTTCCAGTAAGTGCAAATTTAATTGCTACATTACGAGAAAGGTCTTTGACGCGCTTTGAGCGCTTTGACCTAAAGCCTTTGATAGCGGTTGCCTCATCACAAACTACTGCGCCCCAGAAGTATCGGGAGACAATATCCCAGTCATTGACTATCGACTCATAGTTAGTTATTACATAATCGGACTTCTGACCATCCTCATACTGTTGTGTGCGTTGCTGTTTGTTCCCATCTACAACGGTAGAAACCACACCTGTACAGAATTTTGCTATCTCTTTCTGCCACTGATATTTAAGGCTAGATAGGGCTATTACAAGGATAGGACCCTTCTGTATCTGTCCTGTATCGTTTAATTTTTCTAGGGCCGCAATAGTCATACAGGTCTTGCCAAGACCCATTTCGTAGGCAACAAGCATCTTCTTTTCGCCTACCATTCGACTTACGGCTTCTACTTGATAAGGCTTAAGCGTTCCCGTGAACATAAGCCTCCTTACCGAGTATGTATGACTTGGCGTTCTCTATACCGCGATGGATTTCATCAACAGTCATATCGCCTGGGTCTTTGACATCAATTCCTGTGTAATCAAAAAAGAATAAATTCAATCCGTACTTGCGAGCATACGGACGCATAGATTCGCAAGCCTTGAGACCTGCTTCATCACTATCAAACGCGGCAATTACCTTGTCTGCTCTGCGCATAATCTTTGCTTGCTCTTCGCTAACAATCGCGCCAAATGTAGAAATTGCTCCTTCAACTCCTGCGCAACGCAAACGAACAACATCTAGTGGAGATTCAACAACCACAAGAATGTCGGTAGCCATTACTTCGACACCAAACACTGTCTTTGATTTCTTAACGCCCGCTGGTTGATTGCGAAAAAAGCGACCGCTAGCACCCTTTTCTTGCCATCCCATAAGTTCAAACGTTTCGGGATGGCGGATAGGAAGAATCCATGCAACGTTATTTACATCCCAAAGTACGCCGTGGTGCTTTGCTGCTTCTGCAGTTAGGAATCGTTTTTTTAACTCAAATGCTGGAGGGTCAGAGTACACAGCAAGACGGGCTTCAGACATACCTATTGGCTCTTCTGCAGGCTGTATGTACTGTGGCAGGTCTTTGATACGACGAAGCAGAGCATCAACAGGAAGTTCTGCTTGTCCATCAATAAACTCTTTTGCTTCGTGGTAATCAATACCACGCAAATCACGAACTAGTGTGTACAAGTTTCCTTTGTAACCGCAAGAAAAACAAATGTGTGCACCAGTAAGAGCGTTTATCCACCACGATGGATGATGGTCTTCTTTTCCTGTGCGCTTCTTGTGCATAGGACAAAGGCCATTAACTTCATCACCACGTTGTGCAGCAAGTGGCAAGTCAAGTGCAAGAAGAACTTTTTCTACATCCACTACTTGCTCCAGTTCATGCAATATGAACACTTGGTCATGACTGCTTCATCATGGAAGCAACCAGTCTCCCAACGCCAAGTAATAGCAGTCTCACTTGGTGGGCAGTTACGTGATTGAACAATCTTTAATAAACGAATCTCTTCGTCCTCTTCAACTGGCTCAAGACCAAGAATGACGTCTGAATCTTGGAAGAATGATGAGGAGTAACCGATGGAGTCTGCAGTTACCTTTCCAGCACGCATCTTCCATAGCAAAGTTTGGGTAGTAATAACTATTGGTTTGTTTATCTTCTGAGCCAATCGCTTCAAAGCACGAGTGATGTTTGTGATTGCTTGAGGCGTGTTCATCTCTCCTGTAATTTCATCAAGCATCAAATACACACCGTCAACAAAAACGATGTCAGGATTGCATTGCTCAATCTTTGCCGATAAAGCAGAGACAGTAATTCCGTTTACTGCATCAACAAGATGGAATGGATGTAACTTCTCCATTTCGTTAAGCATATCTATGTAACGAGACTCTTCTGCTGGAAGCAACTTACCTCTGCGAAGGCGTCCGTGGGAAATGTTTGCACGCATAGCATCGTGACGCTGTTGTTGTTCATGATTGTTCATTTCAAAAGACTGAAACATCGGTGTGTAACCAAGTTTGTGAACGTTGATGGCAATCTGCAGAGCAATCTGTGACTTACCAGTCTTTGGTGGGGCAATGATGGTTATTAGTTGACCGCCTTGCAATCCTGCAGTTGCCTCATCAATCTTTTCAAATCCAGTCGGTATTCCAAGGAACTGCTTGTTCTGTAGAGCCTTGTAGTCTTCATAACGCTGCTCTGTGTTCTTTGACAAATCAACTTCGTGAGTTCCAAGCACGCCCTGCTCATTGACTTTTGCAATCGCTTGCTCCATGGCAAGAAGTGCGGCATCGTGGTTGTTATCTTGTAATAACTCAACTGCATTCTCAAGACCTTGACGAGTAAGAAGTCGACGACGGAAATCGACCATCGTGTCAAGCAAGTATTCAATCGTGTCTTGGACATCAAGAACTTTGTAATTTGGATAGTGGTCTTTTACTGTAGTTGCAGTAGGAACTTCGCGGTATTCGCTGTAATGCTTGCGAACAAAACTCCAGACTTTGCGGTTGTCTTCATCCAGAAACCACGCATCTTGAACTCCACGTGAAAGGGCAGGAACAATGTCTCGGTCACGTATAACTTTACTGACCAAACGATGTTCGTTGTCTGCTGCCATGTCGCCCCCTCTAGGCTTCTAAAGATTGGCTAGTTCTACTCCTGCTGACCCATATCGTGCAACTCGGCTAGGAATGTCAATCACTCCCTTTAGATTTGGACGATACGGAAGCATTGTGACTAACTCATCTACACTTTCGTACAATTGCCAATAGTTAAATGGATTAACTACTCGTCTTTCTAATTTTTCAAAGGCCTTGTCAAGAAGTTCTTCTGTCCAACCCTCCGATTCAAAACCAGCAAGTTCTAGAGAAATGCCGTAATTATTGGCAAGTATCCACAATCTGTTGGCTCCAAGCAAATCCACTTCTCCAACTTTGTAAGAAATCTTCTTTGCCAAAAGTCGTCGAGTCTCTTCTTCAACTAACTTAATCACTACATCTGTTGTAGCAATAACCTGCGGAGAGGAGACGTTGGATATGTCTCCGTTCTTCATAAGACTTCTATCTTAGCGTACTTGACAACAAACTCGCGGAACTTCTCTGCGCTGTCATTTGCTTCAAGTGCAAGTTCTTCAGGAATCTCGTGTGGTACAAGGATGGAGTAATGCCCATCGTTCATGTACATGCGTTCTTCTACAAACCGCGTATGTTTGCAGTTAAATTGCTTCTTCCATTTGGGACAACTGCAACGAAGTTTCTTTGTCTCAGTATCGACTTCTACTTCAAAAATGCCAGCAGCCTGCGCAGAGATAAACAGTTGCACTGTTCTCCACGATGTCTTCATGCTGCTCTCTTTCATTGCGCTCCTCGAAGGTCAGAGCCAAGAATCGGAACCCGAACAAAGGCTTCGTTAGCAAAACTTGCCATTGCTTCGCGGTACTGCGCTTCCCAGTTCTCCAGCATCACGTTAGTCGTTACTATGGTTGGCAACGCCTTGTCATACCGTGCTCGAAGTATCTCATCGAACGATGTGTCGTCGTACTTTGAACCGTATTCTTTTCCAAGGTCGTCTATAACAAGAATCCGAACGTTTAAGAAATCGAACTTCGAGCGACCATGAAGCCCATCAATTTCATAGACCATTTGCTTTTTGTCCTCTGGGTCCGCATCAAATGTCGATTTTTTCTTTGAAAGAAATTCAGGATAGGTCATGTAATAAATTGGGCGAGCATTGAGCCCATAGTCGCTCGCATTCATACCCAGAATCTTACGAGAGGCCTCGTCATCATCTGGGAGACGTCGGACCACCTCCATAGCGGCAACAACGGCGTGAGTCGTTTTGCCTATACCAGGCCCTCCGTCGAAAAGCATACCGACGCCATTGATACCGATGTTGCCAATCTGCTTTATGACATCGCCATGTATCACATCGTCAATCCACTGTATGTACTGCGGTGGCACACTGCCACTTCGTTCTTCTAAGTCGGGTATTTCAAGACCAAGAAAGCGACGTGGAATATTTGAAGTGCGTAATAGCCAATGCTTTTTCAATGACGACAGTTGGTTTACGTCGTACACTAGTTGGCTCCCCTCAATCTCTTTTCGTAACGTTCTAATTGTGCTCTGCCAGATAAAGAATTTTGAAACTCTCTTCCATCGCTGGCAACAAGTGTTCCAATCTTAACCACAGGGTCTTTTATTGGCGCAACTTTGCCAAGTCCAAGATTCTCTCGTGCCTGGTTCATCTTCTTGCCAAATGATGCAAGGTAAAGTTTGTAAAGGTGTGGCGCTTCATCGCCAATCTGTTTAAAGTTACTTTCATCTGCCATAAACAAACGAAGCAACTCAAGTTCGATTAAGGGTGTTGTTCCGTATTGCTTTCTAAACTTTGCAAGGGCTCCTGAGAGTGCTTTGACATTGACGGTTCCTGGTAGAAGGGGATACTTGCGCCCAACCCGATAAGAAAACTCTGCAGCGACATCCATTGCGGTCCACTCATGTTCTGGCCTTTTGCCACGAGTCTTGGGGTCGCGTTTGCTGACTTTTTTCTGCGCTGCATCTCTTGGTTCGACAAGTCCAAAGCCTGCCAAATCTTCTCCATCGTCATATCCCTTCATAGGAACCTTTATCTCCTTTAGTGGCGCAGTATGCGCCACAAAATCTTTTAATTTATTACTATCTTGGCTATTAGGTACTAATGGCTTATTAGTAGATTGGCTACGTGACTTATAGTCATGTGAGGCGCGGACATTAGCGTCCCCTATCTTTTTTGACTTAGTGGACTCTAGAGTCCTGTAGGAGTTGAGTCGGTATATGTCAACTCCACGATAGCCGTTAGCCCGTCGTGTCCTAATCCTAGAAACCAGCCCATGGCTCTCTAGGGCCTTCAGAGCCCTTCTGACGGTTCTGTCATGGACATTGCCCGTCTCACTACAGAGGCGCTCTACGGAGGCCTTTACGACCCCCTCAGAGCCCGCTAGACGGCATAAAGTGACCATGAGTCGGAACTGGTAATCGGTTAATGGCGCCGAGAACGCCCCCTCTGGAATGTGCACGCTACTCCTTGTCGAAGGGGTTGATGCCCCTCTTGCCTTCGTCTTCCTTAATCTTAGCCTC